ACTTGAGTTTGTAAAGCAGTAGATAAACTTCTAGGCATTAGGCTATAACCTCTCTAACATCAAATGAAATACTATAAAAACCACTAGCATCTGTTGAATACATAATCTCATTATTTTCAAGATAAACAGTAAAGCTAGGTTTGTTTACAGTAACAGCTTCATTATCTGCTAGAGATGCTACTAGATTAGGTGATATAAGAACTGTTAATGAACCATCACCCAAAGAATCAATGTCTGATTGAACCATATAGACTTTACTATGACCTGAGAACTTAATTAAATCACCAGCTTTTAAAGCACCTGATGTGCTTGCTGCAAAACCATCTAGTTGAATAGAAGCATCTCCTGCTGATTGAGAGCCATTGACTAATATATCTGTTTCAAATCTACTTGCACCTACGTTATCCAGTGGTGCTTGAATAGTAAAGTCCTCAAAAGAACCTTTTTGTTTTTGTAAAAATGCAAATACTTCTTGAGCCTTTTCTTGTTGTAAAGGTGGCATTTGCACTGTAAAAGAAAAATATTGACTACCTATTTGTCTGACTTGTTTTTTACCTGATAAAGTCTGATTCAATAATGTAGGTCTATTATCTTTAAAATTTAAACTTCTAAAATTAGGAGATGTTGGAAATTGTCCTGACATTACACTACTCCCATCTTGCCTTGATTATTCATGGCATTGTTTATGATTGATGTTATTAATCCTTTTCTTGATGCTAATAACTGGTCAAATCCAACAGCATCTACTGTTGATATATTAAAGTTGACTGTAGCCCCCATACCTTGTCCTTTAGTATGATCTATAACAGTTTCATTAGGATGGAGCATAGCCATAAAACCACCTTTTCCATCTAAACCACCAGCTCTTGCGCCCATACCTGTAAAGCCTCCGCCCTCGCCAATAGGTATATCTATTGAATTTGTTAAAGCAGCTGCTTTAGCAGTAGATCCTTCAAATACAGCTCCTATATCACTTAAACTTCCTTTAACCATACCAACTAATTTTTGCACTATAAATACATTTATTAATTCATTAATAACCGCTCTTGCAACTGAAGTTGCTAAGTCTTTAAAATCTAAGAATTGCTGATTAGTAAAATCAAAAAAGTTTTTAAAAGCATTTGTTAATTGACCTTCTACTGTGTCTGCAAAACTTTTAACCACTTGTATTGATTCAGTAATTTCTGATTTAATTCCTTCAAAAGTATTTGTAATTTTAGGTAATGTAATATCTTCTAAACCTGTAGCAGCGTCTCCAATATCTTCTAAGCCCTCAACACTATCATCAAAAAGTTTATTCATTCCAACTATTGCAGCACTAGCTGCTGCTATACCAGCAGCGACTTTTGCTATTCCAATACCAGTAACGCCTTGTAATAAAGTTCCTGCTGTAGCTGCTGCTTGAAATGCTTTTGCTAAATTAACAACTGTAACTACTACTGCTGCAATTCTTTGTACCACAATTACTGAAAAAGCTACTGCAAACATTTTTGCTAATGTTTGTATATTTTCTGCTAAAAAACCAACAAGATTAGCAGTTGCAGCAAATACGCCTGTTGATTTTTCAAACTCACCGACAAGTGTTATAAAATTTGTTTTGAGCATACTTATTGATTGCCCAATAGTCATATTCATATTACCAACAATTTCAGAAGTCTCTGCTGTTGCTGATATTAATGTTGGTAAGATGTTCTCTGCTGTAATCTTACCAGCAGCACCCATTTCTCTTAATTGACCGGTTGAAACACCTAATCCTTTAGCTAATAATTCAGCTAAAGCTGAGTTTTGTTCCATAACAGAATTAAGCTCATCACCTCTAAGAGTACCGGATGCTAAACCTTGTGCTAACTGTCTTGAAGCATTTGCAGCTTCAATAGCTGAAGCACCAGAAATAATAAATGTATTTGCAACTGTTTGAGTTGCATCGGCTACTTGTTGTTGGGATAAACCCATTTCTTTAGTAGCAAAAGTAATTTTGGCAAATAAATCACCAACAGCATCAAAGTCTGATCTTGACTCTAATGCAATTCTTTTCATGTGTGCCATAGCTTCTGCTGTACCAGTAGCAGTACCAGTTAAAGCACCCATTCTGTTTTGAAGATTAACAAAAGTATCGCCCGCTCTTACAAGCTCACGAACACCAAATGCAGCTATAATTTGATTTCTTAAATTAGCTATAGCACTCTGAGTAGAGTTTATATCTTTTTTAAATTTATTAAAAGCAGCACCGGTTTTATTTTCACCTAGTATTCGTACTCTTACATCAGATTTAGCCATGTTCTTTTTGTAATTCCTCTTGTTGTATATTTAGATAAGCAATCCAACCATTAAACTCTTCCAGAGTCATTTCTTCAATTTCAGCAACAGTTTTATGCAATCTTTCTGCTAGAGCATACTTAGAAAATAGCTGCTTATCTTCAGCTACTTTTTTTGCATAGCCCCTTGAGATATATTACCCATAATTTCTGTTGCTACTCTTACTAAAACACTACTATCAACATTATTCATTAATTTATGTTTATCTTCAATAGTAAATATTTTATCTCCATTTCCGTCAAGTGCTTTATATATTAATACATATACAAGCATTTCAACCTCATCATCTTTAGCTAGTTTCATAAATTTTTTCATATCAAATAGGGTGATAGGTTCGCACAATATTTTCATTGGCTGATCACCATCACCCCATTCAGGTACGTCAATAATTTTAGTATCTATGCTTTTATAATGAGCTACTGCGTTATCTATTGCTGACATTGTATTATACAGTTGTTGATGTTAAAGCACCATTACCCTGTACTGAAATACTAGCTTCAACCAATCCATCAAATGATGCACTTCTTGAAACTCCAGTAACAATAGCTGAACCAGTATAATAAGTATCTCCCGCTGTATCTCCCTCCGGATATACATTTAATGTTACTTCTGAACCAATAGTTAATGCACCCTGACCTGAAGCATCAGTCTCATCCCAAAATACATCTAAACTTCCTGAGAAAGAAGTCAATGATGGTTTATACGTTCTAGCAGAATCACCCATTGAAGTATCTTCTAAAGTATCAGCAGATTCTTCAATTGAATAAGACCTAATTTCAGCTACAGCATTAGAACCTACTTTAATAGTTCCTTCACTTCCTTTATGTGTCGCCATTTTCTACCTCGTCTTTCGACTTTTTCTTAGAAGAAGATTTATCTTTATCTTGCGAATGGACTGCTTCCTCTTTCCAGCCCTTTTTCTTCATTGACTCAACCTGAGTAGGATGAGCTATTACAGAACTTTTACCATTTGGACTAATTAATTTCATAATTGTCTCCTATACTGCTACATCAGGACTTGTTTCCTGAACATAGTAATTAGTTAAGAAGGTTAAACTCACATATCCTAGCGGTTTCTCACCTTCACCATTAAACTCTATTTCTGTTGATTCTAAATAGCAGTCTTTAGCTAATCCGTCTAAAGTTCTATCAGCTGCTATAGCTGCCTCAACTTCTTTACTTATTGTATCAATTGTATCATCAAAGTTGTTAGTTGCTTTAGCATATCCTTCAACAATTACAGATAACTCTCTGCTCATAACTCTATTTGTTCCTATAACAATAGGTTCAGATGTTTCTGACTTAGTATAAATAACTAATGCTGGTACTGTTTCTAATGGATAAACCCTGGACTCATAAACTCTTGAACCAGTTGTTGTTAAACCAGTTAGTGTCGTAGTAATTTTTTCTCTTATTTGTTGTCGTACATGATTTGCCATTATACTTCTTCTAGCTCCAATGCAATAAAACCAGTTCTATCCGGTCTTATATTAACAATTGTATAATTTGTTGCTGCTTTTATTATATTACCATCTGTATCTTTTATAGCGTTAACATTTAATAAATTTCCATATCCAACTAGAGGAATATCTATGCTTCTGCAATATGCAACCGGTTGCAATGCTTCAACGCCAATGCCTTCATCTTGCTCTATATATTCATTATTTAAAATAATATTAATACTTGATGATACTCCATTATTAATATATGTAGCGCCAACTCCATGCCCATATGTTGGATCAAGATAAGCAGCCATATCTTCTTCTGTTTCCATGCGATACTGAGACATTATTCTTCCTCTAAAACTAATTCAATTAATCCTAAATTATCAGGCTCAACTGAACGAACAACAAATGCTGTTTCCGGTTTTAATACATTACCATTATTTGTAGTAATTGCATTAATAATTAATCTATCTTGTTGTGAAATATAAGGAGCATCTGATGCTTTGATAATTGCTCTAGGTTGATAACCGGCAACAGGCACTGTGCCAGCTTCAATATTAAAATATTCTTGATCAATAATTACATTAATATTTTTAGAAAAACCTGAATCAATATCAAACAAAGTATCAATTAATGGAAAATCATCCCATAAAGATTGTTGTACTTCAAAGAAAGTTGCGGTTACTCCATGCCCTGTATTAATATCAAGGTATGAAGTAAAATCAGCCGCACTTTCAATAGCCATATTTATTTTTTAGCTCTTGTTTTTGGAGCTTTAACTTTTGAAGTTTTTAAACCTACGCTTCTATCTTCTTTTTCAGCTTTAGGTTTTTCTATATGTACAGATGCTTTTCCATAAGCACAAAGCTCATGACCAACATCTTCTTTTAATTCTACAATATCACCAGCACTTACTTTTTGGCCATTAGCTATTGTATCTTTAGTTATTAAAAATTTTTTCATATTTAAGTTGGGGGTATTGCTACCCCCATTCCATTTCATCATTGATTATTAGTCGCTTGATTTACAGAAAGATACCGCATGACGTACAGCTACATCAACAGTTTGTAAAGCAATAATTCTTACTCCACCTGATGTGCTTAACGCATATGGGTCCACTGTTATATCAAGGCCGCCATACATACCAATAAGTAAATCAGCAAAATTACCAAAGTAGAAATCACCTGCTGTTACTTGATTTGATCTAATAACATTATAGCCATTCATTCTTCCGTCTGGCTCAACTACAAATTGACCACTTCCGCTATCTTTTGAAGTTGTTTTTAATGTACCATAATCACTTGGTTTACATATATAAGCTAAGCTTCCAACTAACGCATTATCAGCAGCAACTGCAGATTCCATAGCAATAATTTCAGCATATGTTGGATTAGCAGCAGCAAAAGTTGTAGTGTTAATACCAGAAGTATTAGCAATACCAGTTGGCTGACCACTTGTACCTGAACCAGCTAAAGCACCTAAATCGATAGCAGTAGCTATAGATTGTGTTA